AAAATTGAGGTCAAATGAAGGCTTGAATCCGTCCACGACAATCCCGTTTTCATCACCCATTATTTTCTCATCGTTGCATCCGATACACGGGAAGGACAGGTTACCGTCCTTGTTGTATAGACCGATAGCAGACCATTGATGGACGTGGTTTTCTTTTGCCCGTCTCGGTTCGTCCGCTATTTTATCCTCAATCAGTTTCAGGGTTGGTATCCAGTATTCAACGAACACCTTATCAGCGTCGTAATCCAATGCTCCCGCGCGGGCGCGATCTCTATAAACTTGATTGTCTTTCTTGTGGTAAGCGGCCTCGTACCGTTCAAGAATCGCAGCAGTATGCGGAAGGTACTGGTAATTTGAGCCAGCAGTCCAGAACGGTTCGGCCTCGCTCTTTGGGACTTTCCACCCGCTGAAACATAACTCTGACATTGAAGTCCAATCACCGACAATCACAGGACAGCCCGCAGCCTGAGCTTCTACAATCGGGATGCCGAATCCTTCACCCATTGAAACAAGGGTATGAACGTCAAAGGCGTTGTAAAGATTGTTCATCCATTCGTCGGGATATCCCAAGATGTTCTGATACTGATCTGGAAATATTACGTCGATGTTTTCACGCAGCCCCAGGAATTTACACAACTCAGGTAAATTCACGCCGCCGTATTCGCCATGCTCTGACACGTTAGTATGAATATACATAATCGCATCGGTGTGCTTTTTCTTGAACTGTGCAAATGCCTCAAGCTGCTGCTGGAATGCCTTGCGCGATGGATTGCCCTTATTGGCTGCGACCATGCCGATGACAAATGCGCTATCAGGAAACTTGACAGTCTTTCGAGCTTCTTTACGATCAATCGGTTTGAATACGTTTGTCTCTATGCCATGCGGGACGTAGGAATAATCCAGACCTGCATCGTCCATCATCTGATTGCCGAATTTAGACATGGTAATGCGGTGGTATGCCTGTTCGACTTTGACACGAACACCGGGCATAAGCGGCTCGCTATCAATCGGGAACCACGGAATCCAGCGGAGTTTCTTTGGATATCTCTCAGGTTCGCATACCCAGGAATCCAAAAGGGAGATCATAATGTCCGCGCTGCTTGCGTGTGCTCCGGCGATATCCTGGCCGTAAGGGTGAATGTATCCCGGCAGGGTAGTAATCCCGTTCCAATTCAAAACGCCGCCCTGTAATCCAGTCCAGGCGGTGATTGTGACTTCATGCCCGGCTTTTATCATTCTGGGGACATTGATACGGCATTGCACACCATAGCCTGTTTGCCACCAGGGGGCGTTGCTAAAAAAATTAATCTTCATGTGTCATCCTCGTTTGACATCTCCCAAAGGCGCCCGGCAGGGTGGGGAGGAACACCTCTTCGGCCACGTGAGCCTGAGCCGGGCGCTTGATTATGATTATGATCCTGCTTTACCCATCACATAGGCGCAGGAGAAAATCGTGATCGCGTTGGTCGCTCCTACGTTGTTCTCGCATGCACCAACCCAATGGCCCTCATCCACGAAGGCGGTAACCAGGGTCAATTCAGCCGGGATACCAGCAACGGAAACGGTAGCGGTCCCGGAAGCCGCGATAGTTCCACCGATTGCGGTTCCAGCGGTACCGAGGTCAACCAGTTGCAGGTAGGAAGTCCCCGCACCTTCACCTGTCACATGGGCGTTGAGGAAGGTAGCCCCGCCGTAACCGGTAGGGATTTTGAACATCGGACGGAAATCATTTGTCAGCGCCCCGACGTTATTAGACACGATATTTACATCACCAAAGCCTGCCATAATATCATCTCCTTAACTGGTGGGGGCAGTAGCGTCGAAGATCATCTGGACGCCCAAAGCGGGACGCCAAACTCCGGCGTCATAGGTAGCGGACATGTTGAACTCAGTACCACGGCGGGAAGCGTCGCGCTCCGGTTCAACAGTTGGCCGTTTACGCATATCCAGCGCGATAGCAGAGCGCGGGAACACACCACCGGTAAAGTTACTGGAGGTGTCAGGGGTGGCCTGAAGCTGGAAGATGGGAACGCCCATAAATTCAGCAGCAAAACCGGTGCGGGTGATCAGATCGGCGTAGGACGGCGCGGCAGTTCCAACGGCAGCTCCGGCGATAGAAGCGGCCCGGGCAAGAACAGCCCACTGGTAGCCATGAATGAACATGTTCAGCGGGACGGAATTACTCTTGTTGATATAGCGGGCCTGGGCGATGGCAGCAGCCACATAACCCCAGGTAATCGCAGTACCAGCCGCTCCGATGATTCCACCGGTGAGGTTCGCCATTTCAGCGATGAGATCAGTCTGGATTTTATCCCCGGCGGCCATGCCCAATTCAAGGGCACCGTCACGGATGATATCTTCCGGCAGTTCAGAATCCCTGCGAGAATCGGTAACGAAGAACTGAAGGCCGATTTCGTAGGGGGTCAAGGATTGACCGGCCGAAGGCGTAAACGCGCTGGAAGTCAGGTCATCGGATTCAGCGACCACGACGGCGGCGGCCTGGTTGTACTCATATCCGGTACGGATATTCATACCTCGCATGTCACCAAAGGTAGTGACATAATTCTGCAATGTGTAGCTCTCGCGAACATGGAACATTGCCATTTCTTGAATCGTTGTCGCGATTGCACTAACATCGCTCCACAGATTAGCAGCGGTCATATTTTATACTCCTGGTAAAGGACCTCCCTGCAAGAATGCCCGGCGCTGTGCGTCTGTAATGGTGGCATCGTTAGGAGGTGGATTGGTAACGTTAAGATTTGCGACTTTTGGAATCACGGCGGCCAGTTTTGCGGCGTCCGCGTCCATCTCGTCCTGCGTTGTACCGACTAAGCGCGATACGAATTCTAGCGGTAGTTTGGCTTTATCAGCGGCGATCCTTCGCATCTCGCGGAGGTTTGCTTCTTTCAAATCCTCTTCCTGCTTTTTCAATTGAGACTGGAGCTTTTCCAGCTCTGACATCTCGGCTTCTAATTCAGACAATTTCTTGACGGCCTTTTTGGCTTCATCGTTTTCCTTGCGCAGTTTTTCAATAAGTTCTTCAGCGCGCGCTTTGTCAAAAGGTTTACCGTCTTTCCCCAACTCAACCGGAGCGGCCTGCGCTTCTGGTTTTGTTTCTTTCGTTTCTACAACTTCCACCGTCTCAGTGGTTGTTTCAGGCATTGCGATTTTCTCCTATATAATAAAAAATGCCTGGCTCTGATCTCTCGACCAAAGACAGGCGCGGCCTTTCGGCGGGGTCTGTTAATTGCTAATACAATTATACACTTTGGTTATTGTTTGTCAATAGATAGGTGTCTCTCCTTTATGGCTTTTGCGATTGCCATGATTGAACGGTAGACGATCTCCCAGAATGCGCGGTCAGACATTATTACTCATTAAACTTTGTGAAACTATCAACCTACACCACGGAATACCACGGGCTTCATGCTCAATAAGATACTTTGCCAATCCTAACGCAAGCATGGGACTGTCTCCGATAAGACCAAGCGCATGATTACAATTTCTGCATAAAATACCCCTAACTTTACCGGTTAAGTGATCATGGTCTATGTGCGGAGTTTGGGTAAATACTATATTGCATATTGCGCACCTTCCTCCTTGTGATTCGAGTATTGATTCATACTGATCCAATGTAAGTTTATATTTTTTTAATCTCGCTTTACTACTATATAAAGAAATTTGATATTTTCCGTCGTTATTTTCTTTAGATATCAGATCAATTTTTTTATTTATTTTTTTTTGTCGTTTTGCATGTGCATCGCCGCAGACTTGTGCATTAGTTTCATTTACCCATTCATCTGCTTGAGAATATGTTTTGAATACTCTACTTAGCCGATGTCCGCATAATGATACCTGTGCCAACCATGAACCATTTGGCTTAATAGATATTGAACCATCGCCATGTGATCTCTTAGTCATTCCTCTCCTATCAGTGACTTCAAAGATGCTGCTGTCCTCATTTCGCCGTAAACTTCATTACTTGAAATGGCGCTCAATTGGCTGAATTCAAACTTGCCGGAATTCCACGCCTCCCATTTACTTTTGCCTAAAATATCCTGTTGTCTGGATTCAGGCTGTTCTTTGAACCATGATTCCCCGTTCTGTTTGATCGGGTTTTCCGCACCGATAGCCCAGGGGAGGATATCGCACCGGCCTCCGTAATGATCGTTACAAACCGTACCGACCGGATAAACCGTACCGTGTTGTGCAATGCAGCTCTCACAAGTAGCCGGGTCTCCAATATCAGCGCACCAAACACCACCCTGCAGAACGTCGGCATTTTCAATCTGAACAAGTGCGTTTGCTTGTCGGTATGAGTAAAGCTGGACGGTTCTTATATTATTCATGGATTCCGATAGCCCCATTCCGTACAAGTCGGTTATATCCTTCGCAATCTCTCTAGGATTCAATCCCTGGCCGACACGCTCCAATATTCCAGCGGCTATCTGTTCGGCATGATAACCGGATAATCCATCAATGCGCTGATACAAAGGCCCGTCTTTTCGCAGGTAGTCAGCAAGGAAAGCGAGCGCATCCGGCGGAGCGGATTTTACCGCCTCTCGTGGAACGTCCGCGATAGGAACACTTAGCGCATCAGCAAGAGCCGCAAGCATCAAGAGTTTCCCGCCAGATAATCCAGACCTGCCGGCCGCATCTGCAGCCGTCGCCGCTTCTGTTTTCAAATAGCCAGAGTAGTCGGATAGTTCCCGGTCAACTTCACGGATCAGGTTTTTGAACGCCGCCGATTTCGCTACCGTTTCTTTTGTCAGTTTTCCAGCGGCAAGATCGGCTTCCATCTTTTCGATCAGCGCATCAATCTCAGGTGTTAGGCGTGAATATGATTTGCCATACGCTGAAATCAGCCGGTCAAGGACTTTACCGTCTTGTTGTTCTAACTGTGCGCGGAGGCGGAACCATTCAGATAATAGGGGCATCGGTTATATTTCGATGTGGATATTTCAATTGGCCAGGAGTTCCGATCATATCCCTATTCATCGCGCCTTCACGAATTAATAATCGTATTCCGTCAGATATCCTTAACCCTTCTAATTCGCATATTTTGTTAAGCAATTCGCGATCCTTCTCGCTAATTCTCGCGCAAAACGCCGTTGTTTTGTTATGCAATTTTCTCATAATCACGCCCTCCCAAGCGTTATCTTATTATACAACATTTCTATTGTTTCCGGCAAGAAAATCGCGGAGCAAGTTGCCTCCGACCTTGTCCTGTTGGCTTTTCTCGCTTGCCCGCTTTTGCTGTTCGTCCTGGTAATCCCTGTTCAACTCAAGGCTGATCGTTTCATCGGACACAATGCCTAAATCTTTCTCTGCTTTCAGTTCGGTTGTTTTCTCTACGATATTTGTCGGCAGCGGATCACCCCAAACGATTTTACCAGGATCGTTATTCAGTCCGGCCATTGTCAAAAGATTACGGTTGACCGTGCATAGAAGATCCCCGTAAAGCATCTGTTTGGTGTTGTTCTTTGCGAGTTCGTCCTTGTATAAAATTTTCAGCCCGAAGTTGGTAAGTGTACTGGCGTTCTGGCGCAATGTCTCAGCGTCCACGGTTGCAGAGATATCGAATATGTCACGGCGGATGTCATTGGCGAATGCCCTAGAGCTTGACAGGTCTGATTCCATTTCTGCTACGCCCATCTTCGTCTCGGTCGTGCTGAATTCGATGATCTTTGACGGCGAAATATCGACAACCGTCGAGCCGTCTTTTAGTTGCAAGCGCGGCAATTTTCCGCCGCTGACATATCGAAGCGGGAAGGCGTTATTACCTAGAATGACATTGATATCCGACTGACTGGAATTATAACGATCCTGTAATTCGATGATTGCTTCAATATCCGACATGCCGTAAACAGAACCGGCAAGGGGTAAATTCTTAGTATGCTGAATAGGCGAGAATGGATAATCCCATGACGTTTCTTTTACATTGACCCATTCGCCCTTAGTTTCCTTGTCTGACTTTTCGACCGTGACGATCCACTTGTCATTTTCTTTCGTGGTCTTTTCACGCCATGCCGTTTCGCCTTCATTCCAGCGGTAGACATAGACAAGAACATTTTCTATATCGTCCGCAGCGGTTTTGATAACAAGGTTCATCGGATTCAATGCAACTAACCGATGATAAGTAGCGCCGTTCCATTCCCTGCCATTTGGGACGATCTTTAGGAAAGGCGTACCATAAATCGAACCAAATTGAGCCAAATCGTGAAGTAGGATATCGCCCTTATTCGCTTGATAAACAAGGTCGATGTATTCATGCGCGGTTTTGTCTTTGATATTGAAGTCCACGCCAGGGCCTACCAGCATCGACACAGACCGATTGACCACGATCCCGGATAGGTTCGCCAGGACGTTATAGTCTTTCCCGAGTGGCGCCGGAAGTAACGGCCGGCGCTGTCTGCCGTCGTAATATTGTTTCAGTTCATTGAGCATCTTCTGTCTTGCGATAAGGGCAGTCTCGTATTCGTCCTCTTGCTTTCCACCTGGATAAGCGTAAGACATTACTTTTTGTATGCCGGATTGGATAATATTCATGTGCTGCTCCTTACCTAAAAATAAAATGGGTTGTCGATGGAGGTGGCTTCCCGGTCTTCCATGTCATCCTCAAGCGCGTACCTGGTCGCATCAATAATATGATTGTCTTTGTCGGTCGGTATTCTCATTGCGTTACCGTCCTTGTCCTGCTTCCAGTGGTATGTCGTGAACTCGCGCCTTGAGTTTATGCACCCTGAATCAATATGGATTGCGTTCAAACTCTGCAACCATTGTATCCCAAAATTGACAGAATCTTTACCCTTATGAGCCGAGTATGCCTGGACGCCTTTATCGCGCAATTCCTGTACAGACTTCGGTTCGGCTGAATCACACTTCAGCGGATTATTGCCAATCATATCCACGACAAGCGGAGCAAGCTGCTGGTTGGTAAGTCCCCGCTCGTAAAGCTCCTGGTATAAATAAATCTCGTTCTTTTTCCGGTCGAAATGGATTACCGGCATGGCTGCAGGGTCGGAAGAAAAGCCAAAGTCCAGACCGGCGCGGTTGTTCGTGAACTGGTCGTGCATCTGTGACAGGTCTTCAATCTTGATATTTTTGAAAATCACATCCCCCAGGACGCCCCATTTCCCCAGTGTGTAAACGTCGTAATAATAAGAGTCCTTTTCAGCTTCAAGTCGCTTGCGGTCCTGGTCAGTCAGGAAACGATTATCAAGGTAGGTCGTTTTCAGGATGGATAAATCTTCTGACCGGTATTCCCGCTGATCGTCCGCCCAGGCAATCGGAGCGAAATAGGTCTGGTAAATCCAATTGGTTTGAAGGATGGGATTGAATAAAAATACCAGCCGCTTTGGGATTGATTCGGAGCCGCCGCGCAAACGCTTTTCTAACTGCTTTGCGCTGTTCGGTTCGGTCTCTGTGGCTTCCTCGACAACGATGTCGGTAATCACGCCTTTGGCTGGCGTTATGGATTTCAGCTTTTCAGCATCATCCAGACCGGTGAATAATATCTGGTATCCGTTCTGGCAGGTTATTACCATATCCGACTTGTTGATATTGAATAGACCGATAAGCCCCCATTCCGTGATGATCTTGTGAACCTCATTGAAAACGGAATTGCGGATTGTTCGCCCGACCTGCCTACAAATCAGGTAATTTCTTCCGCCCTTTAGAACGTCGATAACTGACCGCTGCCCGACAACGAAAACAGACTTTCCAGATGCAGACCCACCAAAGAATATTTGAACCGGCGTTGAATCTTCCAGGAATGGAAGATAAGCATCGTTCAAAACTTCTGTGTGGATTTCAACCTTCTGCATCGTTTACCAATTGAACGATAATCGGGCCTAATTCACTATCCCCGCCAATCGGCTGCACCGGCTTCCCGTCCACCCGTTCATAGGTCCACTTGACAAGCTCTATCCAGTCTTTTACTGAAATAACGGAATCCTCTGTGTCGTTCGGGAACCTGACCCGACCGGTGATGACCGCCTTCGATACCAGATCGGATAAAATGCGCTTGCCGGATATTTTCTTGTCGCCGTAATCATAGGTATGACCCAAAGCAACCTTGAGCATGTCTGTCAAGGCTGTGTCTTTCTTCGGTCTCCCGTTGGGGTTGTTGGATGATCCTTTAGGTGGTGCCATTTGTTCCTGTTTGTAAAACTATGCGCCCCTCAAAGATTTGATTTCCGGTCTGCTTTTCTTACCATCCGGCGTGTCGCCTGCCGATGTGTTCGCGTCCATTGGCAACGCTGAAATATCCAATACGACGGCCATTCTCTGACACTCCATGAACATAGCAGCTTGCATAATGGCCGTCTCTGGTAGGTCTATCGAAATCCTTACGCCGTGATCAACAAGCGTCTGGACTTTGTAGACCGTGCCAATACAGCGAATAGGTTCACTCATATCATTTTTTGATCCCGGCCCTGCCCGGCTTATAGCGTGCTGTTATCAGTCATAGGCGCACCGCCTTGCATGCGAACAGGGCCGGTAATCACATAATTATTTCTTGGCTTCTGCCGTGAAGGACTTGCCGACTAACGGAGTACCGGCCAGAATCTTATGCATGACTTTCGTTCCGCCAAGTTCCACGAAATAGCCAAACACGGTTGACAGCATAACGGCATATCGACCGGCCTGTTCATCAAGGCCGAGCACATCCACGTCGATCTTGAAAAGCTGTGTCGCAACCAGGCCGATGAACACTACCAGGTTCGCAACCGTACTGACTGCCGGGGATTGACCGTCTTTGATAACCCCGAGGGTCTTAAAGATGTTGATAAGTACGGCAATAATAGCAGCCGCCCCTCCAAGCAATCCCAACTGAGATAAAGCACTTGTCAAAATTTCCATTATTTATCCTTTCAATCTGATCAGAATATAACGCGTTAATTCAGTTTATCACAAACCCTCCTCCAATACAACCAGACGATATCGACAACAAACCCCACGCCATAAAGCATAGCATAGCCTAACTTTTCGTAAAGGTCTTTGACGATATCCATAATGACATTATAGCATTTTCAACCGCGCCTATATAAAACCAGGGATAAGCACCGGCGGAAAACTCGTTTGAGCAATTTCCTGAAAACTATTGACTTTTTGTGAGATTGTAGTTACAATGGTGTTATGAAATCAAAATTCTGGCGTTTACGAGTAACCGACGAAGAACTTGCGCTACGAAAGCGCGTTGCTGAAGTCATGGGTGAAACAGAATCCCAAATAGACCGTGACCTGTGGCAAGCTGAAAGCGAAAGGATCAAAGATGGACGTGTTGATAATCCTGTTCCTGATATCCTTAGCGGTGAATGCAATCCTGTTTTGCCACATAACGGACGATTGCGAGTCTACACAATCCCGATGTGGGATGATCGAGGAAATTCGCAGGTCTTTGTCGAACAGCCGTCTGGTTCGTGGTTTGACACGTACAACGAGCGCATGGTTACGGAAGATCACGTCAAAAGTATTGTGGCCGCGCACGAAAGAGCGGTAATGAGTTATTTATAGCCCAACAGGGCGCACAGATCGTATTTTAAGGAGGATTCGAAATGCAAACTGGTTTTACGTCTGACGAAATTGATATTTTGACGGAAGCGGTAACCGAATGGACTACTGCTTCAAAAACAGGCTCAATGCTTGCGGGACTATTCATGGGCGCTATGGTTTGTGGCGGCGATAAAGAACGTGCTGGCGAAGGGAAAGATGCCGTAAAGAGAATGATGGACGGCGAGGACGAGAAACAGAAAATGCGCGAGGAACAGGCAATCTTGTTAAAAGCCAAATTGATCCAAATGCGCGACCAGGTCATCGTCTCTGAAATTTCAAAACAAATCAGCTCGAATCTGTAATACAGCACCTTAAAACTTTAGTTCAGCCACCCGCCGCCAGGACCTTACTGGCTGAGATGGAGGTACAAACCCCTTCAAGAAATGGGATAACGGGCGAGGCCCAAGCCTGGCGGCGGGTTTATCGAAATGGACAAATCAAATGAGTACCATAAATTACCAGATCGAGGACGAATATCTCCAATCGCTGCAAGAACGAGCATTTCCTGAAAGTTGTTTTTGGGAAGATGAAATCGCGGAAGACGATCAGGACATGCTGGATCGTGACACAAGAGATACTATCAGAGATTTTCGCAGTGGCGATTGGTAACGGATCATTAAAAACTGAATAGGCATTATCTGGCGGTGTTACAAATATCGGTTCTCGCTCAAGATATTAAGCAACCGAGCCGCCAGTTTGCAAAACCAGCCGAAACGGCGTGCACCGTTGGAATAGGGCCCACATGGTAGCGATAGAGTAAATGCACTTTCTATCCGGTTGGTAATTCTGGCGGTGTAGCGGTTATGAGGATTTTCGGGAAACTACAGCCATTACACGCTTACCCACCGAGCCGCCAAAAAGTAACACCGCCGGGCTAAGCCAGTTCAGCCCAGGCCCGGCAAATGGATGGGCGGCGCAGATGGTGAGGCGCGGCTGACTGTAAATCAGTTCCTTCGGGTGAGAGCGTTCGACCCGCTCCCCATCCACTACCGGCAAGAGCCGGAACCAACCCCGCAATGGGATTCAAACGGAGGATGAAAATGGATAAAAATAACGAATTGGCAAAGGCAGAGGAAAAGAAGATTGAAAGCCCGACCGTAAAGGCTGCGCGGGAGATTGCGCAGCGTATCAAATTTATGATCGTCAATGGTGAAAAACTCACAAATGATGAAGTCTATGCACTGGCACAATATGCCGCCGCGAATGGACTTAACCCATTTGCTCAAGAGTGCTACTATATGCCAAAGACCGGCCCGATAACTGGAATCGTCGGTTTCCGCCGCAAGGCACAGGAAGCCTTGATTGACGAGTGCCACGTTTTCGGAATCAGTGATCCTCAAAATTTCTGGATTGAATCACGCCCAGCAACGCAAGCAGAAGCGGTATTCGACCCTGAAAAAGACATCGCCGTTTTTGTAACCCTGCGCGACAGCATCACGAATAAAACCTGGCGCAGGTCTTATTTTGAGACCGTTCGAGAATTGCGCGACCTCGGAGAAAAAGACCCGTTCGAGAAAGCGAAAGAATATGTCGGCCCAGAGCCGGTCTGGACTGGCGTTGGGATTGTAAAAGGCGACGAACATTTCAGTGGTAATGTTTGGAAAGATAATAAGAAAATGGAAAACGAATGGAAACCTGAAATGTTTGACCGCAATGAACGCGCCACCAAGCGCGCAGAAAAAATTGCGCTCAAGAAACGGTTCCCATCCCTGCAATCCATGAAAGACCCTGGAAACTACGAAGGTGCAAGTATCGAATGGGATGAAAATGTTTTCGACGCCAACGCCGAAGAGCAGAAACAAATCACAGCCGAGCGCAAGGCCGAGAACGCCAAGATATTTGGAACTCAAAGCCAAACACCGGCCACCCAGAAACCACAACCTTCTCTCATTCCCGCCGCCGACCTAGGCGCGGAAATATCAGATCAGGAACAGGAAGGATAAATCATGAACGCCTCAGAACTCGCAAAGAAAATGCTCCAATGGGAAGAACAGAAACGCGCTCTTGACGCTCTCTCCGCAGAGATCGAATCAGCCGTTATTGAAGTCGGAAAGACTATGGTTGTCGGCAAAGTCCGCGTGACTTATTCCGGCGGTCGTGCGACTTATGACTATGTCACCCCGGCAGAATCGGCACCAAACGAAATTATGGAAAAGCACAAATCAGTAATTGATACCGTTGATTGGGATTCAGTTGCCAATGAAGTACCCGAAGTCGTGGCAAAGTTCACAACAACAGAATTTAATTACGATTGGAAAGCAATCCTCGAAGAAGCCAAGATAGAACCGCTGGTCATTTCAAAGACCGAGCCGACCGCAAAGATCAAGCTGGAAGATTAGCCATCATCTCCCTTCACATGGCGGGGTCGAAAGGCCCCGCCGAAAGGATAAATTGAAATGTCAGACGAAATTAAGGATTTAAATTATGGCTTTAAAGATTGCCGTTCTCACGAAAAGGGACGGATATATGCCGATTGGATGGATGGTGAATTTCGCTGTCTGATCATGCGCGGCCCGGCTTCTCTTTGCGGATATATCGGAGTTCCAAAAACTCATCCATTTTATGGCAAGGATTATTCTGGTCTCGATATTGATTGTCACGGTGGATTGACGTTTGCAAACGAAGCTCACGACAAATGGCCGGAAGGTTACTGGTGGTTTGGGTGGGACTATGCCCACTATCACGACGCAGCGTTTTATGATTCCTACGCCAATTACGACGAAATGGAATGGGATCCAACCCTTGTTTATGGTGAATTTTCCGATGTTATCAAACAATTTCGAGAAGCACAATCATGACCCTCAAACCCTACCAGGAAACCACCATCCGCCGTCAAGTCCACGCCGCGCTCAAAGAGGCTGGAATCGAAAGAGGCTGCGGATCGTCGTACAAGATCAAGGCGCTGCATGTCGTTATCGGTCTGAAGCTTTCCGGTCCTGAATACGACTACGCCCGAAGTGTCGTAACGGAGTGGTTGGGATGACTGATTACAAAGAATTTTTATCATCGAAGCGAATAGCGAATGTTTATCACGGAAAAGATGTTTCAGTAGATGAAGCACATCCTATGCTTTTTCCATTCCAGCGCGATGTTGTACGGTGGGCAGTTGGAAAAGGACGGGCGGCTATATTCCTTGATACCGGTCTCGGCAAAACATTCGTACAGCTCGAATGGGCGCGATTATTAGGTGTAAAAACTTTGATCGTTGCGCCCCTGTCTGTTGCAAGACAGACAGTCAGGGAAGGCCATAAAATCAATATTGACGTTCAATACGTGCGCCACCAGGATGAAGTAAATAGCGATATTTGTATTACCAATTATGAAATGATTGACTATTTTGATCCAGCGCAATTTGATGCTGTGGTTCTTGATGAAAGTTCTATCCTAAAATCGTTTGACGGCGTTACCAGGCGCAAGATGATAAACCTGTTCTCCGATACAAAATATCGCCTGGCGTGTACCGCAACGCCGGCGCCAAACGATCAGGCCGAAATAGGTAATCATTCCGAGTTTATAGGGGTTGCTACCGTCAACGAAATGCTGGCT